CGAACTTGTTTATCATCTAATGCATCTCTTATTTCTTTTTCTGTAGAGAGCATACCCAAAGAGTCTAACACAAACATGCAAGGTTTGCGTTTATCTTCTTCTGTCTTAAGGTATATATCTACTGCTTTGAGTGCTTTTGTTCTAAACTCTTCTATGGTAACGACATTGACAACAACCAACCGTGACGTATCAACTCCACGAGACTCCAATAATCCTTTATTGATTGCTGCTTCAGTGTCAAAATAGAGACAATACCCATCAGGATTAGTGTCCAAAAAGTTTTTGACAACAGCAAGAGCGAAATAAGTTTTACCAGTAGACGACTCACCAGCAATGGCAGTAATACGATTGCTGCTAACCCCGCCAAAAATAGACCCACTAATGAGTCCATTAAAAATGTAAGATCCAGTGTCAATGAATCTTTCAGTTTCATCAATTTCTGACGCAAGCTGCGTGTATTCATCTCCGATCTCTTTTACTATTTCCTTTAAAAAATCCATAATTTAAATATCACATTGTGAACTATAGGGTGGGCAATCTTCGTTTAAAACTTCTCCATTATTTGATTCTTTTAGATCATACTCTTCTTTTATACATTTAAGTTTATGATACAATCTTGCATCTCCACCAAGTGCAAGAGCATTTACAATAATTTTTAAATCGTTTTGATCGATAGGTAATTCCATTAGGAAAAGAATAGTTCTAAGTTTACAGTTTTCTCGACATTCCAACCTATAGCATCAAGAATTGCCTTGAGAGGTTCTACAAAACTCTTCTCAAATTGTAGGTCATAGTCGATGTATTTGTCAAGTCCAAGTTCATGAGGAAAATCTTGAATAAAGGATATAACATTTTCCTGAATGATATTCGGTTTCTTAAGATAGAGAAACTTGACCTTCTCCCCATTACCGATAAGTGAATATTTATTGGTCAACTTTTTTTGTTTAACATAGTGGTTGAATAATAATGCACCCCGTATATGTATAGGAGTTCCTTTTGCATATATCGTAGAAGATGCCTGATACTTACGAACATTAGATGCTGTTCTAGGAAAAGCAATATCTTCTGGAGGAAGTGTTTTAAACTTTGCACGACAATCATCGATATAATCAATCACTTCATCCTCAGTTCCATTCATCATTATCTTGAGTCCATCTTTAATCATGGTTCTGCAAGGTGCAGGGGTGGAAGATTTAACTGCCTCAATACCCATCATCTTGAGTTTGGGTTCTTCATAACGAACACCCTCACTATCCCACACATTTAAGATGTATCTTTTTTTGGCAGTCCATATACCACGGTCAGCAATATTCTCCCGTGCCATCACCATCTTATTATCATAAGCACTTACGTATTTGGCCAACGTTTCATAAGAACTTTCAATAAAAGGTTCAAATTCCACCTTACAGATCTTGTTAAGGAACGTGACAACGCTTTCATTAGTTTTCTCTCTGCCCTTGTATACAGCCTCAACCAAAGGACCCAAATTAAGATAAATGGAATCAGTATCTGAAGCAATAACATAATCAACCTCCTCTGTTTTTAAAATTTTATTGATGTGGGCATTCATCTTATTTTCTATCCAACGGATAGAAACTTGACCAGATAGTGTAATAGCTTCTGCGTTGGCAAGTTTATAATAGCGAAAATATTGATTACCAATAGCACCATAGGCAGAGTTGAGTTGAATCTTCCTAGCCATCTGAATGTTATTACATCTAGCAATCTCCTTCTCCAACCTTTTAGACTTCTTCTTTTCATAATCCTGCTTTGCTTGTAGCATTTTCTTTTTGTAAATGGTTCGATCTTTATAGATCTTCTCCATCAGTTCTGGTAAGAACCCACGAACATCTTTTTTGTATTGTGCTCCATTTGCACATACAGCATACTCACCATCAATTACTTCCTGCTCTTGGAGGAGTCTATCAACTGTAACGGATGGATGCCGTTTTTCACAAAGGGTCTCTGGCGAAATGTTGTACTGCATAATAAGATGAGGATAGAGAGAGTTGAGGTCAAAACTAACAACCCAATCATACTTTCCAGGAATCGGTTCTTTGACATAAGCACCTGCGTATTTTGCGTCCTTATCAGATCTTTCCTTTGGTGGAATAACTATATTCCGTTTCTTGAGATAGTTATAAATGATCGTATCCCACATACGAACCTGAGAGAATACATCAGCATAGTTTGCCTTTGCATCATATGCCATAACAATGGCAAGTTCAATTAGTTTCATCTTGTCTTCCATACGGTCAACAAGTTCCACGTCAATTATATTATACTCTACAAACTTCTGCCAACCTTTTGTATAGAAGTCCTTAAACGTATCAAACTCAGAGTGATCTAACTTCTTCTGCCCAAGTTCTACACTGGCAATATAATCCAACCTGTAAGACTCTTGTGCCTTATAAGTAAATTTCTTATAGAGGTCAAGATAATCTAACTGTGTTACACCACCAACATCATAAGAAATATTCTTACGACCAGCAATATAAATCTCTCTTTCAGTCACCAATCCCCATGGTGACATACGACGCATCAATTTCTCACCAAGGATTCTATCAAGACGACGAACAAGATATGGAATATCATATAAAGTACTATTCCATCCAGTAATAACTTCTGGTGTATTATCTTCAATCATCCACCAGTTAATAAAATCATTCAGAAGTTCATACTCTGTTCTAAATGATTTGTATATTACATTATCCTGTTTATTATTAAATGCACCCAGACCCCATGTTCTAATTTGTTTAGTTGAATAATCCTGAATACTAATAAGAAGTATCTCTTCTGCAGCAGATTCTACATCAGGGAATCCATTCTCTGACTTAACCTCAATATCAATAGTGGTTATCTTGATCTTACTAGTATCAAATTTTATTTCATTCTCTGGATACTTTTCAGAAATATATTGGTAAATGTAAGAACTATTACCATAAATTTTAAAATTCTCTACACCATCATATTTTTTTATAAACTCACGACAGTCACGAACAGAACCAGGCTCAACTGATTCTACATACTCACCACCTAAGGTTTTATATTTGGTTTTTCTTTTGGAAGGGACAAATAAAGTTGGATAAAACTTCTCTCTGGTTGCGAAATGTTTTCCATTTTCATAACCACGAACTAGAAAGTTGTCACCCACCATTTGAACATTGGTGTAAAATCTCATGGTTCACCTGCAAATTACGAAGTTCATGTTCATATTTCTTATTATGTATTATAGCATCTTTTCCCGAAAATTGCTCATAAACTTTTATAAACATACTGAAATAGTGCCAATGATTTTTTGGAATATATTGAGGAGATAAACAAATAAAAATATTATCAAATTTATAACTATCAAATTTATAATTTTTCCTCTCAACATTTAAATAATTTGGAACTATCTGTTCATTAAAATAATTTCTATTTTTATTACCACTATTCTCATTACCAATCCAAACACAAGAATTTAATTTTTTCTGACTTGCCAACCATGCAATCCAATTTCCTTCATGGACTCTATTATCTTTAACGATCTCAAAATATTCTTTCTTCAAACCATCATCATAATCCATACTCCTAACATAATCTCCACCCAAAACATCATCATGGTGATCAATATTAATCAAATCAATGTTAGAAAAATCTTTAATATCATAAAGTATAGAATCATGTTCATATCCAAATGAAACATTTTCACAATCTTTTAATGCTTTTAAAAATACATCAAAGCAATATAACAAACTACCTTGATCAATAACTAAATGATTTTCTTTAAAATCAGATCTATCAAATAAATCTCTCCATCTTGTTGTTGGATTATTATCAAAATACAAAGAGTTATAAAGTTCAATAGTTGGACCCATAATATAGTCCAAGTCAATACTTAAAACTCTCATGAAATAACTTCCAAATATAATTTAACTATATCTTTTTTTGGTTGAGTAATTGTTAATATATTTTCAGATCTTACCATTAATTCAGTATCTTCAGAAAAATTTAACCAAGGACTTATTGTTCCATCGGGATTAATTAAACACACATCAGATATTAAACAATTAGGATCTCCAATTTCTGCACTAATTTCTTCAATTTTAGCAATCAAAACTATTCCAGTTAGAAGAACTAAACATTTAATCATTTTCTTCTACTCCTACTTTTTCTTCATACATTTCTTTTATAGATTCTATTGGTTCAACAATAGTAACAATCCAATCTGTAGGAACTGGAACTTGAGTATCCTTTGACAACATAATCCAAGGAGATAAAGTTACTTGCATTTTTTCAGAAGTATCTATAAAATCTCCCTCAAGTAAAATATTTGATTTATTAGATTCTACTTTATGTGGTTTATTAAATAAATATCCACAAACTTTATCTTTTACAATAAGCTCTTTGGCATCAGAAATTACATTCTCACCAGATTTTAGAATAGCAAGTTTAATTGACATTTTTTTACTTCATCCTTAATATTATAGCATAAAAAAAAGAGATCGTCAAGATCTCTTTTTTCTTTTCCGTCTCTTATACTCTCCTAGTCCTAACAATCTCATAGGAGGTCGAACTAAAAAGTGTTCTACAGTAAAGATTCCAAACATCACCAATAAAAAACCTGTCATCCCAATAAGGACTATAGGTTCTAATATTTTTTCAAGTGTTTTATTCATACTCAAAGATAATCTTTTCTTGCATGATGGTCTGGTACTATCTTACCCAACTTGACGGTAAGAAGTCCATCTTTAAATGAGACATCCCCGACTTCAACATCATCTGAGAGTGTCCATGCTCTTGAGAAAGATCTTTGAGCCAGTCCCTGATGGACATACTCGGATCCTGT